GTTTACACAGGGCTGTAATGTCCTGATTTTTAGACCCATACCCCGGTCAATGGCTGTTGTGTCCTTTTTATTGGTCATTTTTGTTTTTTACACTTGTAAATTTTTCTGATGCTGATTTGGCATCGTGACACCGTTTGCACAATGGTTGCAAATTGTTCCTGTCCCACATCAACATTTCCTTTTCCCGCATGGTTGCCCCTGATGCAACATTGCGGATGTGATCGGTTGATGCTGATATTGTATGCCGTCCCTCTGCCAGACAATGCGCACACAATTCAGGAATTGAACATTTTGGCCAGTCGCGGAAACGAATCTGCTTTGACAATTTTTGCCACCGGCGTGTGTTGTACCACGGATTGATCCATGTGCGTTGCCTGGATGATTCCGGATTCCATGACGGTCTTTTATTTGGCGGAATCGTTGGCATCGCGTTTTGATTTGTACGGCGGCAATTCCCGTGTGACTGATACGGTGTATCCCTGCAAAATCAATTTGGCTTCCAATCGCGCCGCCTGTGCTGCTGATTGTCCGCTGATCGTTTCGGAAAATTTATTTTTCACGGCATGCACCGTAAATCTTTCAATTCGTTCCATGCTGATGTTTGTTCAATGGCCTGGCCAATTTAGGTTCCACGATTGAATGATTGCGGTATTCCACGCGCTTCAATTGCAACCGTATGAATTGTTGCCATCTGTTAAATGGATTGTTGTCAATGCGTTTCATATTCTGATTGATTGAATGGGCCGCGCAAACATTGCAGAAACATCCACGCGGCAATTGTGATGATGATTACGTCAATCATTGGTTTGTGTTGATGCTGATGTTCCCAATCGTTCTAAATCTATGTCATGCCTCAATTCGTTGTGGTAATGTGCGGCAATTTTGTATTTGCGGCCGCTAATGCTCTGATATATCCAACGGCGATCATTTGATGTGTCCAATGTCCCCGTTGGCTTTTCCAATGCCAGATCGCGCACCACTTTCAACCAGTACGGTGAAATGTTTTTCCTGGCCGCGTCATCATACTTGTTCAACCATTCATCCACACCATCGGATGATCCGGTTGTTTTGTTTGTGCTGCTCTGTTGAGGCGCTGATTTGGTGATTGTCAAATTCAAAATTGATTCGATGGCGTATCGCCGCAAATACGAAACCGCTGATCCGAATGCCTGGATTTTGTTTTCCATCAATTCATCGGATTCAATTTTGATGGATGATGCAATGAATTGACCTGATTCGTGCATCACAATCGTTTCAATGGACCCGTCATTGATTGGCTGTGTGATTGCCAATTTATGTTTTGAAAGTAGCGGACCAATGATTGTGTTGATTTTGTTGTGTGATGCATAACCGAATCCATATGATTTCCCTGATTTGGTTTTTACATCCACCTTTTCATCAGCGGTTATCGGCGGACACTCTGATTGAAATGCGGCCAATGCAGCCGCCAATTCTGAAATTGATTCGGATGATTTCATTTGCCCGTTTTGGTTAATTGCGCAACCTGGATTCGGCGCCGTGTCCAATGTTCGACAATTCGTTGGTTGCCATTGCCAACAACCGAATCAATGATTGATTTGGATTGTTTGTCCTTAAAAAATGCGGCCAGTTTATCCGCCGATGCCCTGTTCATACCAATGTTGATTTGATTTGCAATGCGCGTTGTTTGATCACTTGTTCCGCAATGCGGATGATTTCACAATGCGTTGGATTGTGTGGATTGGTTTTCAATATCGCGCGGCGGACTGTTACAAGGTTTCTGCCTGATTCATTTTTGATTTGTGTCCATGATCCACGGTAATTTGGCAACGCAGCCGCGCATTTTTTGGCGCGCTTTACAACCGTGTTGTTGAATTTATTGTCCATTGCTGATGTTGATTTCATAGAAATATTCGTTGCGGCCATATGGTCCCGGCCGTGTTGCTGATGTTTTGCGCAACATGCCACATTTGTTTGAATCTGTTATTGCGCGCCGTATGGATGTGATTGGTGTGTGTCGGCCGTATTGCCGGCAATAATGATCAAACGCCATTGATGGTGTTAATCTTTTGTACCTGGAAAACAATTCCATGATCCGGTCACGTTGCGTCCGGCCGGAATCCAATGCGATTTCCAGTTGTGCGCCGGTGGTGTCGTTGGTGTTGTAAAAATCCATCGTGATATTCAATTGGTATTGCAATAATAATAATCAATAATTACAAATAAGCAAATGCGATGTTGTCCGCCGGCGCATTCGGGATCCATGTTTCCGGTTGCAAAAATTGTTCGCCTGATTCATGCAAACCAAACAACCGCAAATGGCGGGATTTGTTAAATTCGGCAACCATCAGTTCAATTTCGCGTTTGAATTGCCGTTCAGTATCCATGCGGTCATTCACTTCGCCGATTGAATTTATCACGGTGCTGTGATCAAATCCGCCCGTTGCGCGTCCGATTGCTTTCAACGAATAGTGCGGCGCCAACATAAATTGAATTATTTGTCGCGGTTCCACAATTTCGCGCAACCGGCGGCGCAATATCAATTTAGCGTCATCGTATTCCGGGAAAAATATCTGAATGGCATTGATGGCATCCCGGATGTCCATGTGGATGTTTGTTTTTTCGTTCATTATGTTACGATTATGGATTGTCAGTAAAACGTACAAATTTTGGTTCATATGTCATCCGGATTGTACCCAATGGGCCATTGCGGTGTTTTTTGATATCCAACATTGCCGGATGCGGTGATGATGTATCCGGTTCACCGTTCATGTCCGTCAATGGTTCCCGGTCCAGAAAAATCACCATGTCCGAATCCTGTTCAATGGATCCCGATTCCCTCAAATCAGAAAGTTTTGCCCGTCCGCCTCGTTTTTCGATGTCCCTGGACAATTGCGCCAATGCAATCACCGGGATGTTCATTTCCTTTGCCACCTGTTTCAATGTTCGTGAAATCGTGCTGATTTCCTGTTCGCGAATTTGGCCCTTTACTCCCGTTGTCATCAATTGCAGGTAATCGACAACAACCAATTTGATCCCGTATTGCATCACCAGGCGCCGGACCTTTGACCGAAAATCAAACACATTCAATGCCGCGGTGTCATCAATGTAGAATGGTGCTGATGCGATGCGTTTCCCGATGGAAACAATTTCATCAAATTCACCGTCATGCAGATTTCCTGATTGAATCCTAAAATTGTTGATTGCGCCAATCATTGAAATCATCCGTGACATCAATTGTTCCGATGACATTTCCAATGAAAACATTGCCACCGGGATGTTGTGTTGAACTGCAATGGTACATGCGGTCATTCCCATCACCGTTTTTCCCATCCCTGGCCGCGCCGCCACAATGATCAAATCCGATGGTTTCCATCCGCGGATGAATTGTGTGATTGATTGCAATCCACATGGGATGCCGATTTCACCGCCGGTCATCACCGCATGAATCTGATCCAATGTTTTTTGAACTATTCGGCCGGATGATTGTGCATTTCGTTTCAATGCGCCATTTTTTGATTGGAACAACATTGTTTCAACCTCATTGATCCCGTCAAATGCATCCGATTGGTCATCAAATCCAATTTGAATGGACCGTTGGCCGGTAGTGATCAAATCACGTTTGATTTTCATTTCGGCCAGAATCCGGCAATGGTATTCAATATTTGATGCTGATGCAACCGCATTCCCAATGTTAGCCACCGCAATTGGACCGCCAACATCATCCAGTTTGCCGATTTCCCGTAATTCGTTCACCACGGTAAGGATATCAACCGGATGTGATTGCCGGTGTAAATTCAATATTGCGGTGAAAATATGTTGGTGATGCGGAATGTAAAAATGGTCAGGTGTCAATAGGTCGGATACGAAATCAATTTTGTGTGATTCGATAATGATTCCACCCAACACGGCCATTTCCATGTGTTCATCATGCGGCGGCACATGATCAAATATTGGTGATTTGCGTTTGTTGGTCATTCCGGTTTGAATGTTGTTTCAAATTTACGTGGTTGCTTTACCTGCAATCTGTTTTCCGGTTTAAACCACAATGTCAATTTTGATTTCCAGTTAATAACCGGACGGCCGTCCCGGTCATGCCATTTGGGTTCCTGATTTTCAAAGTAGTTCCAAAATTGGATTCCAATTTCCGGATCATGGCCGCATGTCGAACAAAACAATTTGACATCATCCAATGATTCCGGCGGCTGTGGTTGCCTTTTTTTTCCGTTGCCCTTATATATACTATTATTATTGTAAATGAAAGGCATGCATTCGGCATGTGTTCCGGCATATGCCGCGGCATCTGCCACGGGATATGCCGCGGCATCTGCTGTGGCATCACTTTCATCACTTTGTTTCCACCTCTTTTTTGCCTTAATTGATTGTTTTTGTGAATGTTGCGCCCTTTTTTGCATTTCCTGATCCAACCGTTCATTGTACCACATGCCGTTTTCATCCTGGACAAACTTTTTCAAAACATCGTGTGCCGGCATCATGCCGGCATCATGCCGAATGGATGCCGCGTGATATGCCGCGGCATATGCTGTGGCATCCCCAATCACCATGTCCACCATTTTTTGTGTCAACCGTCCTTTCTGATGCTGCATACACAATAGAGTGATATATTGTCCACGTTCAACCATTGTTAAATCGGTGACACCGGCCAGGAAATCGGATGAATAGAACAAAAATGCGGGATCCTTTTTTTTGCTCATTGCTCTGTTTTGATTTTTAAAATGGTTGCAAGTTTATCCGCGTGTGGGTTCAAATGCTGTTTGGCATCATCACTTGTTTGATAGGTTCCCATCAATGTAATCCATTGCCAATCGCAATTTGGATTTCCGTCATTTATTTTGTCCGCTTTATGAACCATCAATCTGTCAGCGCAATCACTATAAAACTGAACAATTTAACCGCATATTTTTGATGTTCAACATCGGACCATGCATCCGCCTGAAATCGTTTGAGTGTAAATTTGGTTTTCATTGGTGTTTCAATTGGGTATTACTGTTTCAAATACAACAACACCGGATTTCAAACCCACAATGGATACCGTTCCGCCCTTGTAATCCGCAAAATATGATTCATTTGTGTTAATGTACCTATCTATGTAATCAACGCAATATTGCAATGGTGCTGAAAAACCTTTGCTGTTTGAATTTTCGTTGTTATTAAAAACAACATCAAATTCGGTTTCGGTGATGATTTCGTGTGTCATGTTTATATTCAATTGGTATTGCAAATGTATAACGAAAAATCACAATTCCAACAATCCGCAAAAAAAAATTTTCAAAAAAATTGCCACCCAGTTACGGATGGCAATTACCAATTGAACACGGCCATGTTGGATGGCGGCGGGCATACGATACCGCGCGTGATCATTGCAAATATCATTTTTTCCTGGCGAAATACAAAATCGCCAATGTGTATATCATCAGCAATGCCGCGATCAATCCCCACGGAACCGATTTAGATTTAGCCGGTATATTCCGGATGGTTCTGATGCTGATGGTATCACGGCGGACAACTTCAATCGGACGGACAATCGTTTTCACTCTGAATTGGTCATGATTGCGGATGACGATTGTTTTCACCGTGTCATTGTCCACAATCAATGTGTCCACCTGGCCAACATTTTCAAATATGGTGTCGGTTGTGATTTGTTGTGTCCTGATGGTATCCATCCGGATGACAATGGATGTATCTACCAAATGCGGATGTTTACGGATCAACCTGGCCAATCTTTTTTCGGCCGAACAACCGGCAATCGCAAAAATGATGAATCCGGCGATTGCGCCAATAATAAATCCACGGACAAATTTTGCCATCATGCAACAATTGAAATGAATCCCACCAGATTCAACCCATTTTCATTGTACGGCATTGACACGGACCGTTCACGTTCAATTGCGATATATTGACCTGATTCGTCACCCTCTATGGATTGGAATGTGATGTGGTTGTCACACCTTCCGACAACGGACATGAATGCCAATCCGGTTTTCCCGTATCTAAATAACGCAATGGATCCCAATGATGGTTTTGTCTGGTGACATATACATCCGGCCGCAATCAGCGCATTCCAAATGGCGCCAGCTGCTGATCCTTTTGCAACCGCTGATTCAATAATATATTTCAATTTTGAATCCTGGTTGAACAATGCCGCATCCAACACGGCAAGTTCGGCAAAGTATCGCCACCCATCACGGCCATGTGTGATGTTGCGCATCATCCATGTGGCATTTGCGGATGAACCTATTTGTTGCCCGATGTAATTATTGGCCGCGTTTACGATGTCAATTGGTGTTGTCATGTGTGCAAATTACAATTTGAACGGCAAATATTTTGTGGCGCCGTTGATTTTGGTTGCTCGCAATATCTGGCGCCGATGCCGCGGCGAATATGATACATGTATCCATGCCGGCCGGTCATCTGTTCCAAATTCCAAAATCATTTGATCAAATGGCAATTTCAATTTCACAATCAGTTCCGCCAATTTGCGGTTGTCACCTGATGGCAATTCAATGTCGGCCGCTTCACCGGTCATGTGTTGCGATGATGTTGAACCGCCAATTGCCTTATTGACCGCCGGTGATCGATAACCGGAATTTACAATGATTGGACCAGAATGTTGGCGCAATGGCTCCAATACATTCGCCACCAATGCGGTGATGTTATCAATGACGGATTGCGTCACCTTTTCCTGTTCCGATTGCAGCCCCAACCGGATCGCGGTCCGTGATATGATAAATTCACCCAACGTGAAATTTGCCGTAATTTTCTTATTCAGTTCCATTTGTGTTTTCTGTTTTGGCGCCATCTCAGTTTTTCAACCGGATGATTTGTTCCATCGTTACAATACCCAGCGCAACCAGACATGCAGACAAATCAATCACCAAAAATGTTGATGCGGTTTCCTTTGTCACAAACTGATGGCAATACCCGGCGAACATGATGCATGCAAACGCGGTCAGTTTGCGCGCTGATGCACCGTGCGGACCTGATTCAAATGATCCGGCCAACCATTTCCACATTGCATTGATTTTCGTTTTCATCCGACCATTGCCATTGGTTGATATTGCTGAAACTTCCAAATGGTCAAAATGAACGGACCATCCAACACGGCTGTCACCTCAAATTGCGCCCATTGCCCGGCGGCGGTTTTCAGTTTTTTGATGCCAATCGATTTTTTTTCCAGTCCGCGCATCAACCGAGATACCATGATTTCAAATTTAGCAAAATCGTCATGATCAATAAACCGCGACAAATCAGATACGTTTTTCCCCAGGTGATTCCGGCCGCGGCCTATGATATTGCAAATTTTATCCGAAATATATTCCTCATTGTTGGCCGTGTTAATTACGCAATACCCGTCAAATGCAATATCCAAATATTGATATTTGTCATATAGCCATGAATATTCAGCGGACGGACGTTTGACGATTTTGAACACGGATGCCAATTCATTGTCCTTTTGCTCAATCACTTTTTTTTGTTTGATAAATTTACTGGTGATCATTGCAGCATAAACCACACCGGCTGCGCCAACAATGGAAACGATGATGGATGTCAATCCATTCACAACGGTTTGCGAAAGTGATTCCAGAATCATCATGCGTATTCAAATTCAAATTCCGTTGCCAAATGTTGCCGCGCCACCTGGTTGATTTTGGTCATAGCTTGTTCCCAATTGTCCACGCCGTTTTCAAATCCGGTGACAAGTTTGGACAACGGCAATTGCGTTTTGTCCTGGAAAACAATTTCCCGCGCGGCGGTCGCAAATTCAAATTCAATGTCCAGAATCGGACCATCCAATTTGGATGTCAGTTCAATGGCCACAAAATTGATGTCCCGGATGGACCGGTTCCCAATTTTGAATTGTGTTGGTTTTATTTCAATCAGGTTTTTCATATTCATTGAACAATTGCGCCGATGGCATATGAATCAACATAAACCAACCGCGCTGTGGTGCCGGCTGTTTTTTCAATTATCATGCACAAATTGGTGTCCCGGTTGAACGGCAAATTGGATGTCAATGTCCCAACGGATGTCCGGTTGACAAAGATTTCCGCCAAATCGGATTTGTAAACAACCACACGGATGGTTGTCCATGCATCCGCGGCAACCGCTGTGGATGAATTGGTTGTCGTTTGTGTACCTCCCGATGTTGATGACAATTGCCAGTTGCCGGAATTGACATCGTGTTTGTATTGCAGCCAAACACCATCGGACGGCAATGATGACAAATAACTGAAATCAATGAACCCACAACCAAACCAAAATGTGTTGGTTCCATCGCTTAAATCCTCTAAACGGACCTTAAATTCACAAAAATAGATTGAACCGGATGCCATGCGGACGGCCACGTTGCCGGATGATGGATCGGTCCCGTATAAATAGCCACGTGTTGTGGTTGCTGTACCGGTTGACAATTGCATCACGCCAACCGGACCATTGAAGCCATTGTATATGGTTGCGCCGGAACCTGATCCGGAACCATACCATCCAAATGGCCCGTAGTTGTTCTGTGATGTGCATTCATCACGATAAAAAGCGCCGTAACGGGACTGCATGGCGCATGTTTCCAGGGAAATGGCATTGTAGTTCACCGGCCGGAATCCGTTTCCGGTGGAATCAAATTCAAATACCCCGGTGCGTCCTGGCATAATCACCAGGTCATCCGACAAAACACGATTGCCGGCGGATGATGATGTTGAATTTCCTTTGATGCCAATGCATGTGGTTCCGTCATTCACCAATTCAAATTGGTCACCATCTGAAAATCCGGAATTGGAAAATCCTGTGATAAATGGGAATGATGTGTCCGCATCCACGCGGATTGATACACGCGGCCCAAATGATGTTGGCGAATAGTTGTTTTGCCATGCGGTGATTTGGGATGGATTAATGACGGTCAGGGATGCGCCTGATCCGGCATCGCCGGCCCTGCTGAAATTGATTGCGCAAACCTCATTGTTGGATGGCAATGCGCCGGACACATATGCAACCGGAATTTTGCGGTATCCGGTGCCATCAACAACCGTACCGGTCACACGGAAAATCATCAATGTGGCATCACCAACGGTGTTGGAATGAATAACAATGTGACCCTTGACCGTGTTGGTGGAATCATCAAATGAATCCAACCATGATGTGATGTCATTGGTGGATGTGTCGGTGTTGTCCACATATAAAAATGATGCGGACGCAATGGTCGCGTTGTTCACGCGGAATTTTCCCGCGCCTGGATCGGCATCCGTTGTGGTGGTGTCAAATGTAAGCAACACACCGCCGCGGTCACCATCAGTCCCATTTGCACCATCAGCACCGGCCGCGCCGGTTGCGCCGGTTGCGCCGACATCGCCGGCAATTGTCAAATTCCATGATGAATGTGAACCAGAACCGACCGTGTAATCAACATCAATTGTGACGGCGGATGATGTGACGGTTGTTATTTCGCCCTCCATGTAATCGCCGCCGGTTGCGGATGCCCTGATCCGTGTTCCCGGCAACCATCCCAGATTGTTTGACAATGCGGAAAAATTGAATGTCTTTGTTCCGGTGCCGATTGTCAATGATGACGCGGATGTCCTGGTCATGTCGGCATCCAGTCCGCCGGAAATTTGATTGCCGCCGGCGGTGGTGCCATCACCAATGTATAATTTTTGATCATCCGTGGTATATAACGGCTCACCCAAATCCGGTGTGACGGATGTGCGATTTGCTGATGTTCCGCGTAATATTTGCAATGACATATATCAGTTATTAAAATGTGCCACAATCAATTCTTATCTGGACCGCGCGGCCACCGCTGTCAAATGTACCACAATCGATGGAAACATTGCGCGATGATACAACCATCTGTGATGCATCCCGTGCGTCAATGTTAAATTCCTCCGCTGTGGCATCGTACACCACGGACAAAAAATACCTTTGACCATCAACCGGTGTTGTGTTTGGCGCGGTGTCACTATTATTCAACATTGCATCGGTGATCATCTGCGGGATGTTTTGTGACATCGCCACCAATGACATGTTTGCGCGCAAATCCGACACCCTGGTGTTGATGACTTCGATGGGATCAATGTTGGTGTTTGTTGATCCTGATGTTGTCAGTTGTGTCCCGGTGTTTGCATAGCCAATTTCAATCCATTCACCGGACCATTGTGCGTCCGATGCCTTGAATGTGCCGGCAACAAACATGTAATATACGGATGATGATTGCAGGGAATGCCATGATTCCATGTTCCCAAATATCGTGGTCCGCAAAACTTTCCGGCCGGTTTCCCGCAACGCGGCGCATTCCTGCGCCAACAATTTGTGCAAATCAATCCCTGTCCCTGGTGTTCCCTTTTTCCATGAATTTGATTGTTCCCACGCCAACGCGGTGCCATCCCAAATTTTCAGCCCTCCGACCGAATATGCGCCAAAACTGGAATACCGCGGTTCCAATACTTGTTCAATTGAATTGTTGGAATTGCCGGAATAATATGCAACATCATCCGATTTGGTTTCAAACACGGCATCATCACCGGTGTTTGTTTGTTGCATTATTGATCCCTGAAATGACCATGATTGATTTGTCCATGTACCGGTTGCGGCGCCAGACAATGTTCCGGATGCGGAATAAACGCCGCGGCCCTGGCAATTCATGGCAATTGTGATGTCGTTGGTTTGCGCGGCATACAATTTCGGGATGACAATATCCAAATTGATTTTCAGTTTTTCCGGCGCGGATTTTTTTGTGAATGGTCCGGACGGATAAAAATTGAAAACCGGTTTGTGTTTGTCCACGGTGTAAACAATTCCGCTGGTGTTTTCCCATTTCCATCCGTCATTGGTTTTGTCAGTCACAATTGTATATGTGGAATGGTCAATGGATATGGTGATCCTGTTTTCCGCATAACCCACATTGACTTCAAATGTCCCGCGGATGCGCATGGCCAATGATGCAACATTGCTGATGGATGAACCCAAATTGAATGTGGTTGATCCTGATGATGCTGATTTATTCAACAACGTGATCAACCGCTGATTGGTTGTCCGCGCAATTGCTTTTTCAATTGATGGCCGGAATGTATATGTTCCGCCGGCCATGTTTGTTGGCCGCGCCACCTTTGACAATTGTTGAACCGGATTGCGCGCCGTGATGCTGATCAGGTTTGCGAATGTGCTGATTTTGTCGTAATAATACCAGTCAATATTTGCGCCGGTGGTGTAATTGTTCGGCTGCGATATAAACCAAACACCGGATGACATCCGGATGGTCGCGCCAAAACTGATCATCATTTGTTCGATGACCTCGAAACATGTTTTGGCTTTCCACGTTGATTCACCATCAAACACATCAAAATTGGTGATCAATGATGCGCGCCTGATTTTACATTGTGCGATTGGATCGGCAAATGTTGTGTCATGGTCACGATCCCACCAGTCCACCGCCGATGCCAAAAAATTTTCACCAACGGAATATAATTCCGATGTGCGGTTGTAATTCAATGCGCGCAACAATACATCACCCATGATCAATTCATCGGATGTCAACGCATCGGTTGCATAATCAAAGGTGATGTTGCGCAACCTGGCCAATCCACATGTAGCGGTCAATTGTACTGTTTGCGGATAATAGTCCAACGCCAATTCAATGCCGTCATTCTGGATGATACCGGACCAAAATTTTGTTTGCGCGCCTCCCGGAGGTGTGCGGTATATCATCACCATGAATTTCCCATCCGGTGCGGCGGCAACGCTTTCAACAAACGCCTTGTCCGTCCCGTTTTGCACCATCCAATAAATTGTTGTTCTGGATGTTTGGATTGGTAATTCAAAAAATGATGTGCCATCGCCGTCATATGTCAATTCAAATCCCGGTGTTGCGGTTTTGAATGATGTGACCGCGCCAATATATCCGTCCTCAAATACATCAATTTGATATTGGTATCCGTTCAAATCTTTGAATTGGTTTCTATATCGGACTGCAAATGCCATCAGCCATTTCGTTTTTTGTAGGTTTCAGCGCGATTGATCAGGACCAACAAATCATTTCCGCTGATCCGGTGTTCAATCACCATCGGGCCACCAGTTCCGCCAATCATTTTTTGCAGGTCGGACAACGGCGCAATCACCTCCGGATTGTTTACGGCACCGGGATATTCACCAACCAAACCCATTGTTGGACCGGACACAATTCCGCCGGATGCAAATGGCGTGAATCCCTGGCCGGTTTTATATCCACCCATCCCACCGGATGATGTTCCGGATTGTTTTGCCATTGCGGTTTTCATTGCTGATCCAATGGCCACCAATGCGGCACCGGCGGCGATTGCCTGGATGGCACCGGTCGGACCTTGTTGGAATGAATTAAGCAATGCCAACCGCGCAACACCCCAAGCAATGAGCATGGAACCAAATTGTTTTAGAAAATCGCCGAATTGTGATAAGAACGCATCAAAAAAACCTTTGAAATCACCGGACACCAATGCGGCACCCAATGATTCGGCAAGTGATCCGATCCCGTTGACAATGAATGATTGAATGGTTTGTTGCATTTGGGACATGGTCGATTCCCAATCCATCCACAATTGTTCTGTTGCCCTGGCATTGATGTTTGCCAATCCTTGCAATGCAATTGCGGCGGCATCAACGGATTTGACAATTCCAGATTGAATAGCGGTTGAAAGTTCTTCCGTTGTCTTTGTTGCAAATCGCAAATCCGTTGAAAATTTGCGAATTGGCACACTAAATTCACGGACCGGAACAATTGGTTGTTTTGCCGCCGGTGTCCCGGTGCCTGGTGTTTTGGTCCCGCCGGTTGTTTTGCCACCGCCAATTGCAGAAATAAAATCAGGTGCTGAATTTACCAATCCGGTATAAACGGCAATCTCATCATTTAACTTTCCGATTTCATCGGCATATTCTTTTACAACGGTTGCGTTGTGTGCCTCGTTTGCGCGCGCCACTTCATCCGCCATTTTGGATGCAAATTGTGCGTTCTTTTGCGCCAATGCACCCATGCCGGCGGTGGTTTGCAGCAATTTAGAATCCCGTTCCGCTTCCTTTTCTTTTCGTTTTAATGCAAGTTCGGCAATTTTGTCCGCTGCTTTTTTGGCGATTGCCTGTCTTATCAATGCATCGGTATATTCATTTGTTGCCCTGGTCGCCGCATCGGTGTTGATATTTTCCAATGTCAGATTCCCCAGATATTCCGGGCTGATGCGGTTTAGTTCCTTTATTGCTGCCATGCGTTTGTCCCTGGCCACGCTTTCATCGCGCGCCAATTGAACCAACGCCAACACGCTTCCAATTTCCTTTTCGGTGTCTTTTATCGCCTGATCCCGTAGGCCAGCAATTATTTTTTCCTTATCAACGGCGGCACCGGCGGCATTGCTGTAATATACCCACGCGGCTGCAACCGCTGCAATTGTTGATGCAATGGCGGTCAATGGATTCGCGCGAAGAATTATTTTCAGTTGATCAAATGAATCAACAAATCCATCCAACGCTTTTGTTCCCTCAATCAATGCCAACGCGCCCTGAACTTTCAACAATGCCTTTTGCGTTTCCTCTGATTCCTGGCCGAACAATGCCATTGCACCTTGAACACCGGCCATTGCCTGTGCGGATGTTTTGATGGCTGTGGTCATTGCATTGAATGGCGCATCCGGCCGCAATGCCTCAATCCGTCCTTTCAAATCATCCTGATCGGCTTTTAGTTTTCCCGCCTCTTTTAATACATCGCGGTATGCCTTTGTTCCATCCAATCCCATTTGTTGCATGGATGCACCCAGATTTTCCATCTGGCGAATCATGCCGCGCATGGTTGTTTGACCTTGTAATTTGTCAAACTGTTTGGATATCCGATCCACCATTTGTTTGGCGGATTCCTCTGTCGTTTTGCCTGATTGCTGAACAACTTTGATCGCGTCCGAAAAACCTTTTTTCAGTTCGCCGATATCAACGCCCAACGATATGTTTAGATTATTCCCCTGTTTCTTTGCCATCGTTGGTTTAACTTATCATTCGTAAATAGGTCACACGGAAATCCTGTGTGACGCGAAACAGACCATTGTATTCGGCGTAGTCATCCACATCATCAATTTCATTTTCCAATGTGCATTCGACAATTGGAACATGATTGACCGTGGTTTGCCTGATGACATCCAATTCATTCATGATCAATGTTGCAATGCGCTGTGCGGATGCATGATCCGTTGCGTATGTGTCAACCTGAATCCGCGCGGACCACATTGTTGAACCGTCATTGTCTTTGAACGGAACATCGGATATTTTTTGAATGCGGACCGCTGGCATTGATGTTCGTTCCGGCAATCGTACCTGATAACAACGGTTTGAAATCAATGCATTGATGGATGCCGATGACGTGATTTTGGTGAATATTGCTTTTCCTGGTGTCATGCCTGTCCGATTGTCATCGGGAATTTATCATCCATCATTTTGTTGTATTCATCCCAATCGTCAAATGTCATTTCAACATCCCACGGCAATTTCCAGAATTGCGATGGAATTTTTTTCATGTGTGGCGCCAATGATCGCGTTGCGGTGTAGCGTGCAATTTCCCACAATTCGCGCGTTTGTTGGCGCTGCCGATCCCGCATCCCCCACAACCGAATCATAAAGTATTCCGGCCGGCATTTGCGGAAATCAATTTCCAACATGCCCATTTCGCCAAATGCAATTTTTTTCAATTGGCGGATGGTGACAACATTTATTTTGCCGGTGTTGCCGTCCGGCCTTGTGCGTTTCCCTCGTCATCCGGATCAGCGCGGAAAATATCATCCAGGGACACACGGAACAAAACCAATTGTTGCGTTGCCTCTTTGATGGATTTGATATGCGCGCCGACATGCGCCGGTGTTTTGAATGGCATGATTGTGTCATCCTCTAAACATGCGCCGCGGATGCCGTGGAATATCACCGTTTTGGCAACCCGCATCACATTGGCGATGTCCTTTGTTGTGATCCCTGATTGTTCGCCGTCACTCATTGCGCGGCTGATGGTCAAATAAACATCATTCAGGGAATCAACATTCAGGTCATTTTGTATTGCCTCAACCGCTTCAAAATTGTATGAAATGCGGTGATCGGCGCCGGCCAATGTGATGCGGTTTTCCATTCAGTTATTTTTTAAGACTGTGATGCAACGGTGATTTGACCGGTGAATTGCAGATCGGCGGAAAATGTCACTTTGTCGCCGTTGGATCCGGTCAATTGTGTGTTCGACAAATACGCGGTTCCAATCAGTTTGAGATCGCCGGTTGAACCGGTGTTCATGTGAATGGTAAGCGCGGTCCCGTTTACCTGAAAATCCAGAAGATCCTCAAATGAACAATAGGTATTTGTCACACTTGCCTGTTGCTCTGCGTTGCCCTCAATGGAAATTTTGCCGCCTTTGTTTCCGGGCAAAAATGCTTTCCATCCGCCGGTGTCATTGTCAGTCACGTCAACCATGTCGGTGTCCATGCTGAATGTGTGTGATGTCGCGTTGAACACTTTTTTGTTGTTCACATACGCCGCGATTTGCGTTCCCAAAAATTTGTCGGTTGTTGCCATGACTTATTTCAAATTTAATTTTTTGCCCTCTTTCTGAATCAGATCAATCAAATGGTTTTCAACATTTTTTTTAATGCTGTTTTTGTGTTGATCGTATGCCGGACGCATGAACGGCCGTGCCGCAACTTGTCCGCGCCATTGGAAATCCTTTGTGTATCGCGGTGTTGATCCAAATTCCATCAATGACGCCATCGCCGGATTGGTCAAACCTGATGAACCTTTAAATGACTGAATACCAATCAGCACACCGGCTGGATATCGCGATTCATTTTTTGTGATGAATCCGATTGCCTCGCGCACATTTGTATTCTGGCAACGGCTTTTTGCGGTGTCAATTATCTTTTGGCCCTCTTTGCGCAAATTGGATTTGATTGGTTTCAAATCCAATTTACCCATTGATTCCAATGCGCGGATGGTTTCGGCCAACCCATCAATCTGTGTTTTGCCCTTAGTCATTTTTGCGCATTGTTATTCTCAACCGTTCATTCCGCCCAAATTCATCAATGGCCGTGATATTCCAATATTCACCGCCGATGTTCATCCGCATTTTTGTATTCAGGCCGGGATAATACCGGCCACCAATGATCATGGTTGCAACGGATTCAATTGCCGGTCCGTTTTTGGTTTCTGTTCCCTGGTTCGTTTCCAGATAGAACGGATATGTGACAACGGTTGCCCATGACGATGACACGGAACCATTGATGTTGGTTTCGGTGACTTGTTCAATTATACCTATGCGATCACATACTTTCATTGAATCATCAGTTTAGCATAAGGACGCAAATAATCGGCGGCAACCACGGACAACGTGGATGTGATTGTCCCGATAACTTCCTGTCCACGGAAATCATAAATGTCCCTGATTTTCATCAACACCGCCTGTTTGATTGCCGGCGGCAATTTATCGTGCTGATTGGTTGCGTTGTTTGAGTAACCCTCTACAACACGGACTTTGTATCCATGCCCCGTATCGGCAAACGATTCAGGTGTGGACAATATTTTCACAATCGGAATATATTGCCCATCGCGGTTGAATGTGTAATCGGTGTTTTGTACCAATGTTGTTTCGCCGGATTGCCCGTTGAAATAAACACCGGTCAACGATAGAACATTGGCGGGGATACGCAATCCGCCGCGAATTGCTATGCGTTCACCGGTGTTGTCAGTTTCATCACGGTCAAAATAATAGTCAACCGTTGATTTGCGGATGTTGAATCCAATTTCGGATGATGCCCAATCCAATGCATTTTCCAAATACGCCGTCAACAATGAATCCTCATCCGTGCGGATGATGTTCAAATGTGATTTGACCGTGTTCAGGTCAATCAATGAAACGGCGGTTTCATCAAATGATATGGTTTGTTTGGCAATCATTTCTTTTTCCGGCCAGGTTTCCCGGCTGATGGTTTATCGGATGATCCGGCGGTTTCGGCCGGTTTGGCTTCCTCTGTTTGTGGTTTGGTTGTTGTCGGCGGCTGATGTGTTTGGATGACCTTTGCCGCGCCGGCATCAATCAGCAATTCGGCCTGTTTTTCGTCAACCCAAATTTGTTTCCCGCGATGCCACATCTGGCCAATGATGCCAAATGCGTTCCCGGTGATTTCAATTTTAACTTTTGCCATTGTTCGATTGGTGTTTTGTTTTTTGTGTTTCACCCGGCGTGATGGGATGACCTTATTCAAAAGGTCATCCCGCGCCGAATGTATGAACGATCAGGGTATTCGATTATGAACCGAATGATGTGGTTGTGGTGATGTCTGCCACCATGCTGAATGATTTGGTTTGCAGACATTTTGCATCCCAAAACGAGTTCACCACGATGGATTTGGAACCGGATTTGGCATTGGTGTTCACCAGGTCAACCCAGATATCGCCCCATTGCGCAATTGCGAAATGGCCGAAATTTCCGAAAATGATCGGTGAATATGTGCCGTTGACCGGTGTGGTTCCCACAACATCCGGAACGTGATTGGTCACCTTTACGCCGTATCCGTTCACCGGTGTTTCGCGGTCAAACGCATCCCAAATGAACATTCCGGATCCGCTGTCTTTCACAGTGGATTTCATTTTGCCGCGCATTTTGGCGCCGGTCAGATACCACAATGCACCCATCAGGGCATCCTGTGTGTCAACCGCGGCTTCCAGATCAACGATGGTGTCCCAATCCAATTGTCCGTTTGATTCAACAATTGATCCGCCTGTGGTTGCGGTTCCGGTTGCCAAAAGCGCGGTGATCAGTCCGGTAATTTCATCACCGGTTCCGGCGCCCTGAATGGCCTGTTTATGGAAACCATTGGCGATGGATTTCAGAATGCGGCTGTTCACATAGGAATCCATTGCAACGGATGATTGTGCCATCATCTGAAATGTGTACACAATTTCAGCGGGGATGCGGTGCGGTGTCAGTTCGATGGTATCGAATGTGGTTGACACATCGGCGGCCGCGCCGGTTTCGGATTTCACAACCGCGGTTGCGGCGGTGTCCTCTTTGGGAATGGACAGATTGCCCACCAGTCCGGAAAACTTTTGAACGCCCATTTGGTCCAGGACCAGATACGGGGAAAGAGCATCAATTAGGGTTCCTTTGTTGGTCGCAATCAGGTCGCCGCCCTGGTTTCCGCCGGTTCCGCCGGTTGCGGTGAAATCGCGTTTTGCCGCATTCCTGGTGATGTGTGCAAAGTATTCGGACGGAACACCAATTCCGCCGGCCTTTGCGCTTCCATCGCGGTTGCGGTTGCGGATTTCCTGGTCCCATTCGCGTTCAACACCGTCCAAGCGCGCATCACCGGCCGCGGCCCTGATGACATTGTGGATGCTGAATGTGTCGAAACTGCGTTCCTCCTCCGTGCGTTTGGGATTTGCCGCAATCGCTTTTTTTGAACGGGATTCAATCAGCGATTGCAGTTCGGTGATTTCCGGTTCAATTTGCGCCATGCGCTGTTTTGCGGTGTTAAATTCAGTCCTTTCGGCCTCGTTCATTCCGCGTTGCTCCCTTTCCAGGGTTTCGGCGATTCCGTCAATCTTCGATTGCAGGTCCGCCATTTCGGTTCTGAGTTGATTCAGTTTATTCATGTGTGAAAATGTTTCAATGGTTGATGTAACGTGTGCGGATCAATTCAATGTGATCCATGTCACGGCGGAAATCCTGTTCCGTGTGGATGTTGTTGTCGGGATCTTCTTCACCCGGTCCGCTGATTTCGGCGGAAAACATTGTCCGTTGTTCGGCGCGGACCTGCGCATCAATGTCGGCCGGGATTGGTGCCATGCTGATTTCATATGGTTCCCAATCATCCGCATGATAAACATTGCGGCCGGTGTCAACCAATGTTGCGCGGTGGACAATATATCCCACCGAAACGGTTGACAATATACCATCCTGGATGTCCTGCCAAACGCCGGTCACATCCTCGCGGTTTGAAATTTTGATGGTTGCTGTTGCGGTGGTTCCGTCAACCTTTGCGGATCCACGGACAACGGCACCCAATACAGCGCGCGCGCCGCCGTTCACATGGTTGTCCAGTAACGGCGCGCCGGCATTGATGCGATTCAATCGCACATTTTCGGGATTCATTTTCAGAACCTCGATGAATGCGCCGCGGTCCCAATTCCACATTTCCACCTCATTGTTGGTAGCAAACACCACATCGAATGTGCGTTGTTCAACATCAATGGATTGAATTGCGGCGCGGTGATACATCACCGGCATTTCACGCGATTGTGTTTTGGTTTGTGTCATGTCTGAATGTCGTTGTTGTTTCCCGCGGGATTGTTGTTCATGTTGGTTTTGCGCATCGCCTCAATTTTGGCGGCATAATATTCATCCTCCAAATCCTTTGGAATCTGGTTCAGATTTGCATACCTACGGTCACCGCCATCATATGTGTCCCAATCCTCTAATGTTCGCAATTCGTTATCGGTCCATCCCATTTGTTTCATTTTGGAATAAACATCAAAACGTGTGGACACATCGGCGCGCATCAATGAATTGAAATTAAACCGGTAAAATTCACCAGGTCGGCCAATCAATTTATATTCCAATTCCTGTTGAAATTGTGTTGTCAGCGGATGCAATGTCAACGTGTAAAAATTCAATGATTCCTGTTCAACCGTTGATTTGTTCCCGCCCTCCGATGCATCCAACATGGATGCGGGGATTCCCAATATCCGTGCGATGTCAACCGCGCCGTATTTGCGTTGGTCCAAAAATTCCAATTCGGCCGGTGTCATGGTCATAAAATCCAATTTGACATTGTTAGGCAATGCAAATGAATTTGACCGGTCATTCAACACATCATCCAAATCCTGTTTCAATGATGATTTCACACCGGCATCCATGCCGCGCAATCCGTCACCGGTAATGATGAATTTTTTTGCGTTGGTCTTATTGGATCGTGCCTGTGATTTTTCGGCGGATAGATTGATTCCCAATGTTTGTGCATGTGCCTGGATGGGACTGATGCCCTCCACAACATTGTCATAACATAAACCTTTCCAATGGATCATGTCGGTGTGATGGACAACATCCGGCATCCCGGTCACATTGACTTGATAAAACAAATCACCATCGGACACAATGGGTTTCACCTTTGATGGGTGAACCGGGATGGTGGCGATGGCGGCACCGGATTTATTGCGGAATATCACGGAATATGCATTCCCACGCGCAACACGCATGGTGGCCATGTATTTCATCCAGTCAAATTGTGTTTGAAACGCATTCGGTCGGGACATCAATTCATCGGTGATTTCCTGTTTTGATCCATTGGTGTTTTTATATCGCTTCAATTTCATTGAGGCAACACCATCGGAAACAATATTCAGTCCGCGCGCAAATGCAGCCAGACCAACCACGGCGGTGTCGGTAACATAAACACCAGAATCATTGGACGGACCCAACAATCCGACATCGCGCAATGCGCGCAACAATTCCGGCGATGGATTTTCCAATGTTCCGGACCGTTGTTCCGTCATTGTCCCGCCTTTGATTTGGTTGCGCAATTGCTGATGCAATGTCACCACATTCCCGGTCATCAATTGCGAATCTACAAATTGATGATGATTTGTCGGGTTAAAATATTTTAACTTTTTTTTCGGTCAGTTAATGCGGCCGAATTGCCTGATCAGGTAATCGGCAACCGCATCAGATATTTCCGTATCCGTCGAAAACACATGCCGGCCAATCAATCCGGATGTCAGTTGCGCGGCTGATTCGCGCGGTTTGGTTTTGTAGTCCATCAGCGGGACCAAATTGTGTTCCTCGTTTCTTAGGTATGTTGTTTTCACCAGCAATCCAGGCCCGGTGTATATTTCATCTCTGAACAAATTAAATGTATCCAGGAATGATTGTTTGTGAATCAGAACCGGACAATGAATTTGGAACCATAACACATCGCCAATGATTTGTTGCGTCCTGTCAACCAATTCAGAATATGGATCGCGCATTTTGTAAAAATCAGGACGGCGCGGCCATTGTGAAATCCGGCCGTGAAAATAGTTTGGATACTCTGGTAAAATCGGCGCAATCAAAAAATGATCATCCGACAACAATATGAATGGATCGGACACGCGGTCATCCATACATGCCAACACAATTTTTTCCCATATGTTGACCGCCGGATGTTGTGTGTCATCATGCGGGATGTTGCGCGTCCCTGGTGCCGGAATGCCAACCGAATAAATGTCGCTGATGAATGGCGCATATTTGCGGACTGACCGGATGGAATATTGGATTTCCCAATCATTCCACATTGATCCGTCACCGTGCAAATACACCGCGTTCATTTCAGAATGGACAAATTGGTTGTGTAATGCGCTGCAATTTACGGCGCAAAAATGTCAATGAATAAAATTTACCATCAATGCGATACCCAATGCAACGGCCCTGCAATACTTTTTTAATTTGTCGGCCTGTTTTAGTATTAAAACATTTGCCGCATTTTGTCCATTTGTAATTTGGCGCAAATGACAATTCAAAATGCAATGCATAATTTATTGATATTGTTGTCATTTTGCTTTGTTGTTTTATGCGTTTATTTGGTAG